GACTCGATGCCATACAAAAGATGGAAACACAACCAACGAGCCTTTTGGTAATATTTCTGTGCATGTTCTAATATTAGATTTTTTATCAGGATCTTCATTCCTAAAATCAAACTCTAATTCACCACCTTTATATTCTTTTGGATCTGTAAGTGTTACTGTTACAGATAACTTTCTTATTTTTCCTTTTGTTGGACCCTCTTCTACATAAGGTTTGTCCCAACTATCACAATGCCAATCATAGTACTGGCCTTTTTTATATATTGTAAATTGACAAGACTCAGAATAATCCCATTCAA